CTTATTGTAGATGAAGATGTTCAACATACAAACAGATATAGACAAATAGATAGAAACAAGATACCAGGTTTCACAACAACTATGAAGTCTAAACCATTAATTATCGCTAAAATGGAAGAATATACACGAGAAAAAATGGTAAAGATAAAATCAACTCGTTTAATTGATGAACTTTTTGTATTTATATATAAGAATAGTAAAACTGAAGCATTAGATGGATATAACGATGACCTCGTTATGTCTTATTCTATTTTATTATGGATTAGGGATACTGCAATTCGTATTCAATCAGAAAGAAACGAATTTCAAAGTAGTTTGGTAAGTTCTATTGGAAGTTTAAATGGAAACTCAGCAGTAATGACATCAAACAATGTTCCAAAAGATAATCCATATAAAGTAAAACTTAATAACGGCGAAGAAGAAGACTTATCTTGGCTATTGGGGTAAAACATGGCAGACAATTTATTTACACGACTTGGTAGATTATTTCAATCTAATGTTATCATCAGAAAAGCTGATGATAATCGATTGGTAGTAAAAGATTTAGACTACTCACAAACAAGTTTAACAACAAACTTTATTGACCGATATAGTCGGATGATGCAAAACAACTACTCAAATCCATATGCAACTGCTCAAAACAGAAGAGCTGCTTATGAGATTCAAAAAAGAGACTTGTTTAGAGATTATGAGTTAATGGATCAAGACCCGATTATTGCTTCTGCTCTTGATATCTATTCTGATGAATCAACTATTGATAACATCGAAGGGGAAACATTAAAAGTTAAAAGTGAAAATGTTCAAGTTCAAAAGATTTTACATAACTTGTTTTATGATGTTATGAATATCGAGTTTAACTTGTGGAGTTGGATGCGTAACATGACTAAGTATGGGGATTTTTATCTTCAACTAGATATTGTTGATAAATACGGAGTGGTAAATGTAAAACCTATTTCTGCTTATGAGATTACAAGGTTAGAAGACCACGATCCTGCTAACCCACAACTTATTCAGTTTGAGATAAACGAAGATAAAAAAGAAATAAAAGAAAATTATGAGATAGCTCACTTCCGTGTATTATCTGATACAAACTTTTTACCATATGGTCGTTCTTTATTGGAAAACGGAAGAAAGATTTATAAACAATTAACTTTGATGGAAGATGCTATGTTAATTCATCGTATCATGAGAGCACCTGAAAAAAGGGTGTTTAAGATTGATGTTGGAAACATACCACCAAGAGAAGTTGAACAGTTTATGCAAAAAATCATCAATAAGATGAAGAAAACTCCTGTTATTGACCAAAATACAGGTGAATATAACTTAAAATATAATGTGGAGTCTGTTACTGAAGACTTTTTTCTACCAGTTCGTGGTGGAGATAGTGGAACACAGATAGATACACTACAAGGTCTTTCTAATAATGATGCTATAGAAGATGTTGAGTATCTAAGAAACAAGTTAATGGCTAGTTTAAGAATACCAAAGGCTTTCTTAGGATATGAAGAAGGTCTAAGTGGTGGTAAAGCTACATTGGCTGCTGAAGATGTAAGGTTTGCTAGAACAATAGAAAGATTACAGAAGATTGTTGTTAGTGAATTAACAAAGATTGGTATCGTTCACCTTTATTCACAAGGATTTACCGATTCAGACTTAATTGACTTTAGTTTAGAACTACAAAACCCATCTATGATTCACGAACAAGAAAAACTTGAATTATTAAATCAACAAATAGAAGCAGCTGAAAAAGCTATGGAAACAAAACTATTTTCACGAGAGTGGATTTACGATAACATATTTGATTTTTCTGAAAAGAAACAGATTGATATTTACGAGGGTATTGTAGATGATACAAAACAAAAGTTTAGATTAGAACAAATAGAATCAGAAGGAAGTGATCCTGCTAAAGAACCAGCACCAAAAGAAAACGAAGATGAAGATGACGACTTTTCTGTAAGTAGAAAAGGTGATTGGGGTGGAAGTAAAAAAGATCCTTTTAAAGATAGAGATACAATGAAAGATAAGTATGGACATGAAAGTTTAAAAGATGTCGATAGGTCTTATGGAAAAAGAGAGTTTAAAGGTAAATCTCCATTAGCTACATCAAAAGCTAGTACTATGATGGCTAGAGAAGGTATATTAGACCAACTCAAAGAAAAGTTTCCTAAAAAGAATTCATCATTGTTGAGTGAAGATAACATAATAAAAGAGTAATTACCTACTTTATCTAAATTCTGTTATATTTATATATGAATAATTGTATCAAAATACTTTGGAAAATATTATATGAGCAAATTTAAACATAGTAAATTAAGAAACACAGGACTACTATTTGAGTTCTTATTAAGACAAGTAACAGTAGATGTGTTAAACAAAAAGAAGGAGTCACCGGCTCTTAAAATCATTAAAAAACAATTTAATGAACATACAGAGTTAGGTAAAGAATTGGCTTTGTATAGTCTAATTATGAGTAAGAAATTTAAATCAGACAAGAAAGCTGATTTTTTCTTATCAGAAGTAATTAAACAAAGAGGACTTTTAAATAACGCTGCTTTACGAAGAGAAAAGTATAACACGATTGCTGCTATAAAAGAATCTTATGATGTAAATCAACTTTTCAGTTCAAAACTTCCAGATTATAAAGTATTTGCTTCTACATACAAGTTGTTTGAAGGTATCAACGAGATGAGTGCTGACGAAAAAACTGAAAGTTACTTTATTATTGTAGAGAATGTAACTACTATGGGACACAAGAAAGAAAAGTCTTATGTACCAGAAGAGTTTAAAGATAAAGATTTAAGAATTCTTTCTTACAAAACACTTTTAGAAAAGTTTAATAACAAATATACTAATCTTTCAGACCAACAAAAGAAAGTTCTTAAAGAATACATTAGTAATATTTCTAATACAAATAACTTTTCTGTGTTCGTAGAAACTCAAATACCAAAACTTAAAACTAAATTAAATTCCAAAGTAAAGAAAGTAAAGGATAAGGTTTTAAAAATAAAGTTACAAGAAGCAATTAATTGTGCTGATAAATTTTGTTTAAATGAATCAAAACAAACTGATGATAATTCAGTTGTTCAACTTTTGAGATACTATGAACTTGACAAAGAACTCAGCAAAATTTAATTCATTAGTCAAAGAACTAGCAAGTACTTTATTTAAGAAGAAGTTAAAAGAAATAACTACTACTGCTAGTGTTGATGGCTATAATACACCAAAAGCTTTTGGTAAGATGAAAAAGAAAAGAAAGAAAAATATTGAAAAACAAACAGGATACAAATTTATAGATGAAGATGTATCAAAACAAGATTTAGATAAAATTAAAAAACAAATAAGAAAAGAAGTCTCAGATATTCTTTTTGATATTTGGGTAAAACGAAGCTCTTGGGGAGGCAAATAAATGTCAAGGTACGAAGCAGATCCTAACAATAACTTAAAATCACAACCAAAGGCAATACCTTTAAGTGCTCATGGTAAGGCAACAACACCTGATAAGGAAACAATACAAGATAGACCAAACTATGTTTTGATAAACATGAACGGAACATATGCTTTTGCTTATACTTCCGGTAGTGCTAGTACATACACAACTGGTTCAGTAGTGGATGATGCTGCTGGTCCTATTCGTTTAGATATCAATCCGATTGCTTGGAGACAAACAGATGCTGCTGGAACAGTAGGTGATGTAACTTTTGTATACACAGGAAACGTAGGGTAAAATAATGAATAAAAAATTATTAGTAGATGTAAGACCTTTTGATATTTCAAGAAATAAAATTGATGAATCTATAAAAGAAAACGATGGTCGTTTAATTGTAAAGGGTGTTTTACAAAGAGCAGAATCCAAAAATCAAAATGGTAGAGTATACCCAAGAGAAGTTCTTTTAAAAGAAGTATCTAAGTATCTATCAGAACAAGTAACAGAAAGAAGAGCATTAGGTGAGTTAGACCATCCTGATAGTTCTGTTGTTAATCTAAACAATGCTTCACATAATATTATTGAGATGCATTGGGATGGTGATGACTTATTAGGAACTGTTGAAGTTCTATCAACACCTGCTGGAAACATCTTAAAAGAATTATTTAAATCAGGTATTAAACTTGGTATCTCTTCAAGAGGATTAGGTTCAGTAGAACCAATGCAAGAAGCAGACACCGTTCAAGTTCAACCTGACTTTGAACTTATTGCATTTGATTTCGTATCAAATCCATCTACACATGGTGCTTTCATGAGACCTGTTAACGAAGGTGTAGAACAACCAAAATCAGAAAACAAAATTGAGTCTATTATTAACTCTATAATGAGGGGATAATAATGCCATCGGTTTCCAAAAAGCAACAAAAGTTTATGGGAATAGTTCGGTCAATCCAAAAGGGTGAACAACCCGCTAGTAAGTTTTCAAAAGATGCTCAAGATACTGCTAAATCTATGAAAAAGAGTAGTGTTAAAAAGTATGCTAAAACAAAACACGATGACTTACCTACTAAAAAAATAAAAGAAGGGGCATATAAAAGTGCAACTAAAAACGAATTAGCTCAATATATTATAAATTTAAATAATATGTTAGCTGTTGCTAAGTCAAAGAAAATGACAAACCACATAAAATTTATTCAACAAGATATTAAAGATGTGAAAAAAGCTTTATCAAAAAAGAAAAACGAATCTGTAAATGAAGCTGAAAGAGACTACAAAGATGAGTATAAGAAATTTCAATCATCTACTAAGTCTAAAAAGTATAGAGCAGAATTAAATAAGTATAATAGAGATAAAGGAACTTATGGAAATGGTGATGGTAAAGATGCTTCTCATAAGGGAGGAAAAATTGTGGGATTTGAAAAAGAATCAAAAAATAGAGGACGAGCTGAAAAGAGCCGTTTGAAAAAAGAAAATAATATGCCTGACTTCAATCCAATAATAGATGAAGTATTAGACGAGGTATTTGGAGAATATCAAATGAATGAAAGTTCAAAAGTATTAAAATCTATTGAAAACTTAGCTAAACAAAATAAATATGGTAATGTTACCGGTACAAAGATGAATGGTAAAACTGCTAACCTTGTTATGAAGATTTACAATCACCCAAAGATGAAGAAGTATCAGAAAGCTATGGAAAAATATACTTCTGATGAACTTGTTGATATGACTTTAAAAATGCCAAAGGTATTGGGAATTAAAGAAAATGTAGATGAAGCTTTAGATCCATATAAAGATTTTGACGGTTCACCAAAAGAAGACTACAATTTAAATCTCGGTGCTTTCGTAGATGAGTATCAAAAGTTTTTAAAGTTTATGAAAAAACATAAAGAAGTTCCAGATAAAAATAAAAGAGAGTGGGCCTTAGCAATTAGAAAAAAAGTTGGTCAAGGTATGTTTAATGGACATATTCATGGTTTTGAAGACGTATCAGATTTACTATCTATGGGTGATAAATTCAGAAATTTAAAAGAAGGTGTAAATGAAGCTGGAACTAAATCTATAGATGGTGAAGAGTTGATGAACTTCTTGATGAAAAGATTTAAATATAGTAAGAAAAAAGCAATTGATGTAATGAAGAAACATAAGATGGATACATCTTTTCTAAAAAATGAATCTGTAAATGAAGGTCAAAAAAAACGTGCAAGTGATATACTAAGAAAATTTGATATGGCTTATATAAAATTCTCACAAGAAGTCAGAGATGTAATGAAACTAATGGATAAGTCAACTGGTAGTAAAGTAGACGGAAAGATTATAAATAAAGCATATGGGAAACATCTTATTCCATTTGATGACCTAATGCAATCGTGGGCTAAAGGACAACAAGAAAATCCAGGTTTAAGTGAAGATGATTAAATTAAAAGATATACTAGAAGGAACTTG